GATGCCGACGACGGTGATGCCGACGACGGTGATGCCGACGACGGTGATGCCGACGACGGTGATGCCGACGACGGTGATGCCGACGACGGTTCCCAGGAAGAGAAGCCGTCGAAGCCGTCGAAGCCGTCGAAGCCGAAGCGAGGCCGCATTCGGAGTGCCAAGAGTCGTGGGTACTGTGCTGGTAAGGTGCTGGCAGAGCACTTCGACAGCCCAGGTGACATCAATCGCAAAAATGGGATCACTGCTGAGCTGATCGATGCGGTTGATAAGGAATACGGGAAAGCGAATCCCAAGGTGAGCAAAGGTGCGCTGACGTGGGCGGTTGACGCTCTGATGGGATTTGCGGGGACTTCAGTGGAATCTGAAGGCGGCAAAAAGGAGTAGACGTAAGGGACGTCACGTCTTCACTTCACTACCAGCAAAACCCACTGATACCGAGGACAGTCGATGGACATCATACTTGCACCCCACTTGGATGATGAGCTCATCGGCTGTTACTCGGTATTGTCACGAGTTGGATTGGTAATCTACTTTGACAGGGATGAAAAGAGACTCGACCATCTCGATGCGGCCGATATTCCGAGAAGGTATCTTTGGTACCACGATAGCAGTGCAGCAGCGAAGGTGTCGTTGGCAAATCAGACAAGTGCGGACATTCTTTACGTACCGAGCCAGTTCGACTATCATCCACTTCATAGAATTGTGCGGTCTTGTGGAATTGATTGGGCAGGACGAACAAAGACCCAGCTTCGATTCTATTCGGTAGAAATGAATGTGCCTTGGCTCGAAGAGGAAGACGATTCCAAAGGCAAAGAAGCTCTGTTCAGAGAGTTGTATCCATCCCAAGTCGACACCATTACCAAATCAGACAAGTACTTCTTGTTCAGGTCTATCAAATCGTTTGATGAAGTGATTTGGGCTACGGTGAGATTCGAAAGAGTACTCACTCATAGTTACCCTGCGGCGCCGGATGCTGTCAAATTTTTGTCACACCCACATCGCCACAAATTCCATTTCGAGGTTTCCGTACAGCAATTCCACGATGATCGAGATGTAGAGTATCTCATTTTCAGTGACTGGATTCAGAAGTGGTTCGATTCTCAGGAAAAAGGGCCGCATCTGAGCTGCGAAATGATGGCTTTGATGATCAAGCGACGTATTGAAGCGGAATACGTCGGCCGTCTTGTGAAAGTGTCTGTGTTTGAGGACGGCGAAAACGGTTGTGTTCTTTGAGTAAACAGTTCAGATGAGGAAATGAAACAGATGACCCGAACGGTGATGAGTGATCGGTTGAAGAACCTGGAAGACTTGGCAGTTTCCCGAATCCGCCAAATGGTTGAGACATTTGGTGAAAATCGGGTGTACGCAGCCTATAGCGGCGGAAAGGACTCGCGAGTAGTCTTGCATCTCTGCCGGAAGGTGCTGCCGGGAATTACTGTCATCCACAATGGACATGCCGGCGAGAGAGTTGACGGAACAGAAGGCCTTCTCTGCGTCAAGGAGCCGAAGCTGGAAAACGTGCCGAAGTTTCTCAGTTTGGTGGATCTGGTTTGCCAGTTTGACGGCACACGAAAAGACGAAGACAAGACAGTCCAGTTCGATGGGGAGGAGATCCATCGCTCTCAGATGCCTGATTGGATTACAGAGGATGGAGTGTTCGGCTTGACTGCGGCGTTCCCTGTCTATGAGTGGACTGATGGTGACGTGTGGGAGTATCTCGATGCTATTGAGCCTGTGCGAATTGTGTCGAGTAAGCGATCTCTGGAAGGAGAAGGGCCGTTGCTGGGTACGCCGACTCTGTTCTGTCGAGTGGCGGATGATGTGAAGCCGATGATGGATGATACTCCGGGAGTCCTTCTTCGGGATGTCGATGCAACTGGCTGCCACGCTTTGTACGTAAACACTCAGCATCCTTCGGATAAGTTGATTTCAGAATGCTTGAAATTCAACTTACCTGTCACAGTGGACTGCCCGATGTCGCAGATCTACTTTATCTCAAGTGAGTACCGGCAGCATCACCAGGTTCAGTATTTTCTGGAGGATGCAAATTTCGGAGGAACCTCAGCTACGTGTCCGTTTCATGGGTTCGTCAAAATTACAGCTGATTTGAGATCAAGGCCGCTTGAGACCTACATCAATCAGGCGAATCTTCATGCGATTTACGGGCACCGAGTTCTGCTTATGCCGAGGTATCGAGAGAACGTCCTCAGTGCTGCTGAATTGGGACAGCTATCGGTCAAGTTCATTGACAGGCTGCACGCGAACGTCCGTCTGATGCCACCTGTCCACGAGCTTCTGGAGATTGACTGAGGATGATTTACTTGCTGCCTATCGAGCCTCTCGAAGAACGTTACTCAGAGCAGTGGTATCGTTGGTTTCCGGAGGTGCTGGAAGAACGAGGAGCTCGGTTTACTGTGATTGACGGTGAGCCGCTGACGGATACAGTTGAGACTGGGACGTTTCTCGACGTCAACTCAACGCTGCATTACAAGGCGACTCAGCTTCAGAGAGTGGCGAAGCTTTTCTACGAGAACAAAATCCAGCCAGATGATGTGTTTTTCGTAGCTGACATTGAGTTCTGGGGCATTGAGTCGATTCGGTATCTATCAGTTTTGAATGGAATTGATGTCAAGATCTACGGATTTGCGCATGCCGGGAGTTATACGAGAGAAGACTTCATGGAACCGTGTGCTCCGTTTGCCCGGTGGTACGAGGTAGGCTGGGGAGCAATCTGCGATTTGATTATGGTGGGCTCTGAGTACCACAAGAAGCAGCTCATCGATAATCGAGGGATTTCTGAGAACAAAATTCTGGTTACTGGAAATCCGTACAAATCCTCTGAAGTATGCGAAGGTGCCAGATGGTTTCCCGGAGCCGAAAAGAAGAAATTGGTAGTCCATACCAATCGCCCGGATCCTGAGAAGAGACCTGAGCACACGCTTGATGCGTTCGCTTGGTTGCACCGGCAGCATCCTGATTGGGAATTTGCGGTAACCACTAGCCGCAAGATGTGGGCAGGCGGTCCTCTGAGAAATCGAGCTAAGAGGTACGAACAAGAAGGCTGGCTGACTGTCTACGAAGGCTTGTCAAAGAAGGAGTATCTCAAGATACTCTCAGAAGCTCAGGTGATGACCGGAAATTCTATCGAAGAGAATTTTGGATATTGCATCCTTGAAGCTTTGATCTTCGACACCATTCCAATCGTCGAAGATGCTTACAGTCATTCCGAATTGCTGTGCGGTGAAGAACGGTGCCTGTTCACCACGAGACCCCATCAGCTTGAACTTATCGAGCAGGCAATGGCGGTACCGTTTCCGGTACGGCAGATGGCTTCTCGGTACGATGACAGCTTGCAGGGTATCTGCGATGTCCTCGTAGAAGGGACTCTGTGATGGAAACTGTGGATTTGGTATTAGGTTCACGCGATGCTGTTCATGTTCCGTTTGTGGTGGTGGAGTGCAGTGATGATTTGGAACCTGGACAGAAAGTTTCGTTGAGAGATCCTGCGACCTCGAGGACACTTAATCACGGGTTCGGGTCTCCATTACGATGTGTGATTTGGGATGGTGGTGGGACTTGTGAACCTGAATGGCATGGAGTTGTTGATCCGTTTTTGGACGGAAAGGTCTCTGCCGGCACTCTTTTTCGGTGTATGATTCGTCCGGGATTTTTTTCGAGTTTTCGTCACACTTTTCGGATAGAAACGCACGACAGTGGAGGCACTTCTACGTGTTCTTCCGTGTGCGATATTGTGTAAGAGAGAGGCTTTGCTGTGAGTCGATCTACAGTCATTACTCGAAAAATTGAATTTGATGCTGGGCATCGGGTTCTCGGGCATGAGTCGAAATGTGCAAATCTGCACGGGCATCGGTACGTTGCTGAGATATCTGTCACAGCTGATGCTCTGGATAGTCTGAGCAGGGTGGTTGATTTCAGTGTCGTAAAGAAAATTGTTGGTGGTTGGATTGATGAATATTGGGATCACAATTTTCTTCTGAATCGAAACGATCCCTTGTGCGACGTACTGGACAGCATGACTGACGAGGAAGCCAGAGAGTTGGTCGGACCAAAGACGCCGTATTTGATGCCTGATGGACTCAATCCAACGGCAGAGACCATGGCGGAAGTTTTGTTTGAAGTGGCTGTTGATTTGCTTGAAGATGAGCTGGTCACGGTCACTCATGTGCGGCTCTATGAAACACCGAATTGCTGGGCAGATTATGGAGAAGAACACACAGAAGATAGAGCCTAAGGATGCTCATCCGGACGGTTCGGTGGAAGTCCATTCGATCTGGGATACAGTGCAAGGCGAAGGCCCCTTTTTTGGGACGCCGGCTGTCTTTATCCGGTTGGCAGGCTGTAATCTACAGTGCCATTGGTGCGACACTGACTACACTTCTGTTCGAAAAAGAATGACACCTTTGGATGTAGTCGAAGAGTTGTCGGCTTTGCCGAGCAGAAAGCTGATAGTCATCACTGGAGGTGAGCCTTTCCGTCAAAATCTGCAATCTTTGGTTCTTCGTCTCATTGACGAGATGGGTCCGGGCGGGATTGTGCAGATAGAGACAAACGGTACACTAGGTGTGCCGTTCATCCTGGCAAAGATGTCAGTGGTATGTTCGCCGAAGACACGGTCAATCCCACATCAAACCGCTATGAGAGCGGATGCATTCAAGTATGTGGTGAAAGCTGGATTGATTGATTCGAGTGATGGACTGCCTTTAGTGTCGGTCGGACCTCAATATGGTCGTCCGTACCGCCCACCGATGCTCAATCAAGTGGCTGACAAAATTTTTGTGCAGCCGCTGGACGAAAAAGATGAGATCAAGAACAAGAAGAACCTGGATGCTGCGGTGGAATCCTGCCGTAGATTCGGTTATCGCTTGTCTGTACAGACCCACAAATTGGCAGGACTGGATTGATGGATTTGAACGAGGACTATCGCATTCTGGCAAATGTCACATCAGATGCTCTTCGTCGAGCAGCAGAAATCACGATCGACCAAGCTAAAGATGCGGTTACCACTTTGCTTCGGTTTATCGGCGAAGATCCCACTCGGGAGGGTCTTCTCGATACTCCGAGGCGGGTGGCGGCTAGTTTGCTTGAGATGAACTCAGGGTACCAAGAGTCCGAAGATGCAGCCATGGAAAGAATTATGACTGTGTTCGAGGATGGTGCTTGCAATGAAATGGTGCTCTTGAGAAGCATTGAGTTCATCTCATTGTGCGAGCACCACATGCTGCCGTTTTCTGGTCGAGCTCATATTGCGTATCTACCAGACGGAAAGATCATCGGTATCTCGAAGTTGGCTCGGATTTTGGATTACTATTCACGGCGGTTGCAGGTACAAGAGCGACTGTGCCAGCAGGTGTCTGATGCACTGAACAAGCATTTGCAGCCAAAGGGAGCTGCGTGTGTGATTGAGGCCCATCATTCGTGCATGAGCTGCCGAGGAGTAGGGAAAAGAGACTCGGTCATGGTTACTTCGAGTCTGTACGGATCATTCCTTGAACCGGCAGTCCGTTCTGAGTTCTTTGATTTGATTAAGGAGTGAGCGCGATGGCTCAGATGACGACAAGTGAACGCGCAGACATCAAGAAGTTGATCGATGACCGATATCTGGCGGGAATGAGGGAGTTGGCAGTAACTGATGAGTCGCATGAGCGGCGACTTGAGGAACGATGTCGAAAGGTTGCTGTCGGCCGTCTCAAGATTGCGAAGGAGCTGGCAGAGGTTGAACGACTGGAAGCGGAGTACGCAAGTATCGGCGAGAAGCTGGAAGTGGCCAGGGAGAAGCTAAACAAGAAACTGCCGTACGAGAAACGTCATCACTCGCGATCGTGTCCGTCAAGAATGGATCTGTGCTCTGCGATTGCGGCGGTTGTCGATGAGGTAAGAGAGGCCGAGCGTGCCAAAGACGCAACTGGCAGGAAGGTGCTGCAGCTTCGTGCCGAAAAACAGCGGCGATATGAGAAGTTGGCTGGTTGCCGGACTCAAGAAGACGTCGCGGCGGCTCGAATTTTTGATTAAGGAGTGAGTATCAGTGCCCTTGATGCTTGACAGTGGTGCGTTTTCTGTTTGGAACTCTGGCGCTGAAATCGATATCAGAACGTACATCGATTTCTGTCATCAGCATCCTGGTGTGTCGTACTATGTGTGCCTGGATGCCATTCCTGGTAAACCTGGACTGCCGAATTCTCGATTGCCTGAATTGGTGGCGGCTGCCTGTGAGACGAGCTGGAACAATTATCAGCTGATGATCAAAGAGCTGCCCATCGAAAAAGTCATTCCGGTCTTCCACCGAGGAGAGGACTTGAAGTGGCTGGAAAGGTACATCGAGTTCGGCAGTCCTTATGTCGGGCTTGGTCAGACTTGCGGCTTTGGGTCCAAAGATTCTCAGAAGAGGTATTTGACTGGGCTCCAGAAATTGCTGTTTGATGGAGCTGGTAGGCCGACAGTCAAGACTCATGGGTTTGCCGTCACGTCGTTTCAGTTGATGAAGTACCAGTGGTGGTATTCAGTTGATTCGGCGAGCTGGCTGAAGCAGGCAGCCTATGGAGTGATTTACATTCCGAAGAAGAGGAATGGTGAGTTTGTTTATGACGAACCACCATTCTTGCTGAATACGTCCCCGAAGTCTCCAACTCGGGATGAACGGAATACGCATTACACGACTCTGTCGCCTACGCTTCGTGCATGGGTAGACGAGTACCTTCAGGAAAAGAAGCTGCCTGTCGGTGAGATTGAGATAGTAGACGTTTCTTCGGGGTATAAGAAATCGCCTGATGAGCTTTGGTTCGACGGCAAAAAGAATAAGGTGGTGCGGACGGTCACTCCTGGAGTAGTTACATCTCACCAATGGCGGTTTCGAGCGAATGCTGGATTCATCATTCGAGCGAATCAGGATTTGCCCGTCGATCACATCTATTTCGCTGGCGGCGAAGGATCTATCGACGATTCCGTTGAATTTCGTCTGAGAAGACGGTTGATGTCCTATCATAAGATTGGGATGACGACGACAACTAAGGGGCACAAGGCATTTCGGAAATGGACAGAGATTGCACCGAAGCAAAAAATCGAACCGAGTGGGTCAATGCTGACATCGACCTCTTCTTAGAGATGGTGCTGCCTGCAGATTCGAAGCAGGAGTACGAGAGAGCACTGGTTGCCTTCGGAAAGCGATACGATCGGGATGCCTATAGTAGCTTGATCCAGGGGGACCATTTGCTGCGGCGTCGAGCAGTCCGAAGAACTGACTATGAACTAGACCCTGCGAAAGAGGGAAGAACTGTTCGTACTGGAGAGCGATTCACATGGACTGAGGATCGAGTCATTCGCTGGGGGCTGAGTACTGATTCAGAGAGAGTTCGGGAGAACTCCCCTGAATATTTGGCCAACATGCTGTGCCGGACTGTTGATGAGGTTGTCAGCAGAATTGATACACTTTTGAACACCAAGTCAGGGATTCGAGGATTCGAATTATGAAGTCTCAGGTTGATCGTGCTGAAGTTTTGCTCGCTCTGGAGTCTGTCTCTCCGGGACTTGCTGCTAAAGAACTGCTGCAGCAGTCTACATCTTTCGTTTTCGACTCAGGAAATGTCGTTACGTTCAATGATGAAATTTCCTGCATTCGCAAGAATCCATTTCCTGGTACGTTGACAGGAGCAGTACGAGCGGCTCCGCTCCTGGAACTCTTGAATAAGATGACTGACGATTCTTTGCTGGCAGAAACTAACGGATCTGAATTGATTCTGTCAGGAGCAGGAAAACGCGCAAAGTTTCGGATGGAATCTGATGTTCTGCTTCCTCTTGATTCTGTTGAAGATGCGACTGATTGGTACGATCTACCTGAATCTTTTGACGAGGCGGTAGGACTTGTCCATGCTTGCGCCAGTTCAGAAGAAAGTCTTTTCGTCTTGACGTGCGTCCATTTGGCACCGGAGTTTATCGAGGCTTGCGACAGATTTCAGATGGCTCGATACTCATTGGATTTGGAATGGCTGCCTGAGGCCATGTCTAAGATTCCTGGCCAAGAAGATCAGGTCGATACAATGATTCGAGCTGATTCTTTGAAACGAGTAATCGGGCTCGGGATGACCAAAGCCAGTGTATCAGAAGGATGGATGCACTTCAAAAACAACCAAGGACTGAAGGTTTCAGTCCGACGGCATTTGGACAGCTACAGCGACATTTCGAAGTATCTGCACGGAGAAGATACTTCGCCGGTTGCGATGCCTGGTGGGCTCGATGAAATTGTCGAGCGGGCCCGGATTTTCTCTCAAGAAAAAGCGGATGCCAACAATCTGATGGTGATTCTGAGGGAAGATACGATTGTCATCAAAGGCGAAGGCGCTTCTGGTGAGTACGCGGAGAAGCGGAAGGTATCTTACAAAGACAAGCCGATTCGATTTTTGATTGCTCCAAGTCTGTTAGTGGAAATCAGCAAACGATCAACACAGTGCGGTGTCGGTGGTAACCGATTGTTCGTTGATGCTGGGAATCTGAAATACGCAGCCAGTACCTGTTGCGTCGAGGAGTAGGCGGTGGCAGTTGGAGGCTTTTTTCCGGAATCAATTGTACGCAGCAAGCCGGCGGTTCAGGGTACTGTACCTAGATGCGGACAGTGCGGGCTCTGGGAATCGTGCAGTAGTCCGAAGTTTGAGGTCTCAGGGAAGGGGCGGCTTGGTGTTTTGATTGTCGGTGAGGCTCCTGACAGGGACGAGGATATCCAAGGCAATTCGTTCGTCGGGAAAGCTGGTCAGTATCTTCGGCGGTACTTAGAGTCCATTGGTATTGATTTTGATCGAGACTGCTGGGCGACGAATGCTATCATTTGTCATCCGGCAGGCGGCAGAGCTCCAAAGCCAGATGAAGTCGATGCATGCCGCCCAAACTTGACGAATTTCCTCAAGGAGTACAAACCGAAGGTCATCATACCTTTAGGCGGCTCAGCGATTCGTTCTGTTTTGAGTCCTTTCTGGAAGACTGATCCAGGCGGCGTGAATCGTTGGGTAGGGTATCAAATACCACTCCAGCGAATAAATTCTTGGGTGGTGCCGGATTTCCATCCATCATTCATTCTGACGAATGATCGCAAACCGAATGGTCCGGTAACTCGGTTGTGGTTCGAGCGGTGCTTGAAACAGGCTTTTGATCTCAGCGGTAGTAGGCCGTGGACTGAAGTGCCTGACTATCGTGGGCAAGTGGAGTTGGTGCATGACCCTGACGAAGCTGCTGCCATTATCAGAGAATGGTGCAAAACACCGCGTCCGGGGTCATTTGATTACGAAACGACATGCCTTAAGCCTGATGCTGATACCAGCCAGATTGTATCCTGTGCGGTTTCTTACGCAGGCAGACGCACCATTGCTTTTCCTTGGGCGGGAGCAGTGAAGGAAGCGATGAGCGAGTGGCTTCAGTCGCCGTGCCCTAAGATAGGGGCCAACAACAAATTCGAAGATCGGTGGACTCGAGCGGAGTTTGGGCATTCAGTGAATAACTGGGTATGGGATACAATGCTGTCCGCTCATCACTTGGATAATCGCCCTGATACAAAATCAGTTGAGTTTCAGGCTTTTGTACGGTTAGGATTTGAGCCGTGGAGCGGATCAATGGGCCGGGACCTGAAAACTGGTAGCGGGTCTAGTTCGTACGATCAGAATCAGCTGGTACATACGGATAGAAGGACATCGCTGACGTACAATGGGCTAGATGCTTTGGTTGAGTATCTCGTAGCAAAGCACCAAAAGAAAGAAATGGTCGATGGAAACGCAGTATGAATCTCCGTCTGAGAAATCATTGGCACTGATTCAGAGTGAGGTAGCCAAGTGGTCTCGGGTGAATTTCGGGGATCAGGTCAGCAAGGCGACAGACCAGGTGCTAGGGTCTTTGAGCCCGTTGCTCGGGCTAGTCGAAGAAGTGGGCGAGCTGTCGCATGTCACTCTGAAGCATCATCAGGGAATTCGTGGTTACGACGATGAGCAGAAATATCAAGAGGAACGGGACGATGCTGTTGGTGACATTCTGATCTACTTGTGCGATTATGCGTCCCGTGAAGGAATTTCTCTGCAAGATGCTTTGAATAAGACTTGGCAAAAAATTGTCAAGAAGAGAAATTGGGTCGATAATCCGGAGACAGGACAGTGTCTAGGTTAGAAATGTGCAATCCTGCGTCGATGAAGTCTCGCCGAGTCAAGTCGGTTGTGGTTACTCCTGAAGCTCTTCTTGATTTGCTGAAGGTGCGGCCAGGCGGGGAAGTAGTTGACGGTATCCGGGTTCAGTTTGCTGATGACGGCATTCCTGACTCGGCGACGGCTTTGAGGGCGGGGCTCGATCACAACGGAAATATTCATCTTTTGGTTGAAGATGAATCATTTTCAGAGATACGAGAAGGAGAAGTGGTCACTCGACTGAGTCTGCTTTATACGCACCAACGAGAACCGAATGAGATTGATAGAGCAATCCAGGTGCTTAATCGCGCATTGGCTGCATCGCCGAATTCGATCCGATTTCTTGTGGAAAACCGGACGGTTTGTACTGAATCGTTGGCAGATGATCCGACGATTCAGTGCGCCGAGGATGAAGGATCTTGGTTCGTCGGGATGTTGGGTATCATCAACGGGATCCTAGGGGTTGATAGAAATAGTGGGTATGGTCCCATTCAGGCGATGTTTGATGCTAAAACAGGAAACATCCTTCGGTTTGAGAGATCTAGACGGTGTAAAGAAGAGAATATCCATCACCCAGGAGTACAGTCCCAGTGAGTAGTGGTGGTGGTCCGAATTTGGATAAGTTCGTGCTGATCACTACTGTGATCTGTTTTGGGCTCTTTGTTGTTCTGTTTGCTGTTGCTTGGGTGACAACTCTGTGAATCAAATCGTCGCATCAACACCAGAAGCTTACCAATTACTGATGCAAGGGGCTCAGGCTTTGACAGATGTCGAAGCGAACGGCATGCGGATTGATGTTGATTATCTTGACCGAGTGATCAAGCAGGCAGGTCAGAAAATCAGACGAATGGAAGTAGAGCTCAAAGACGATGAGATTTGGGCTCTTTGGCGAAAGACATTTCCAGGAAGAGCTGAATTAGGCAGTAAGGAACAGCTTGGTAAGATTCTCTTTGGGGTGATGGAAATACCGTCGACCCGAACAACAGACACAGGCAGGGCTGCAGCAGATATCGAGGCGCTTGAAGAGATCGACTTACCTTTCGTCAAGAAATTCCTGTCGCTCGAGAAGCTGAAGAAAGCTCGTGGCACCTATCTGCAAGGAATTCGTCGAGAAACCGTTGATGGCTTTCTGCATCCGAATTTTGATTTGTGCTTTGCTCGTACGTTTCGGAGCTCAAGCTCTACCCCGAATTTCCAAAACATGCCTATTCGGGATCCCCGGCAAGCGAAGTTGATACGACGAGCATTTATCCCAAGAACGCCGGAGCACTTGTTGGTCGAGATCGATTATTCGGCTCTTGAGTTTCGTGGGGCAGCTTGCCAGTGGAATGATCCATCGATGGTGGCGTATGCGAGCGACCCTAGTCTGGACATCCATCGAGACATGACAGCAGAGTGCTATTCTATTTCTGCTGATCAGGTCACGAAGGCTGCTCGAGGGATGGGGAAGAACAAATTCGTTTTTCCGATTCTCTATGGCAGTTATTGGGGGAGCTGCGCAGAGGCTTTGTGGGCTGTCATTGATCGAATGGACCTTAAGACTGTTGATGGTGTCGGTCTGCACGAGCACTTGAGTAGTGTTGGTATCAATGCTCTTGGAAACAAGAAGCATCCAGAGATGGATTCGTTCTATCGACATGTCAAAAAAGTCGAGCAGAGATTTGGAGATCGGTTTCCGGTCTGGCGTGACAAGAAAGAGGTTTGGTGGAACGAGTACCTCAAACGCGGTTGGTTCAAGATGATGACCGGGTTTGTGTGCAAAGGGGTCTACACCAAGAACAACATCTACAACTATCCAATTCAAGGACCATCATTTCATCTTCTTCTCTGGTCTCTCATTCAAGTGAATGAGTGGTTGAAGCAGAATAAGATGCGTTCTAAAGTAATCGGTCAGATTCATGATTCAATGGTGCTAGACGTGCATCAGGATGAGTTTGACGACGTAATTTACGAAGTCAATCAAGTGATGACACAGAAGGTTCGTCAGCATTGGGATTGGATTGTCGTGCCTTTGGAAATCGAAGCCGAGGCTTCTCCGACGAATTGGTTTGAGAAGAAAGCGGTGGACGTAACGCAGGTGGTCTAAAGATAGTCGAGTGGAGTTGCTGTTTTTAGAATGATTCTATTACAGCCATTTGACATGACGACGTGGAACCTCGAAGGGCAGAGCCTCTACTCGACTTTTTAATTCAGCAAGAAAGAATTCGATCGATGGCAGACACTGATTTGTACATTCGGCATCGTCCTTCGAGTTTCGAAGAAGTGGTGGGGCAGCATGCTGCAGTCAATCAGCTTGAGAAGATGCACGCAGCTGGTAAGATACCGCATGTTCTTTTGTTCACTGGACCCAGTGGCACAGGCAAAACCACTCTTGCTCGCATTGTGAAGAGTACTCTTGACTGCAGTGATATGGATTTTGTCGAGATCAATGCAGCGCGTGAGCGTGGTATTGATATGGTGCGTGAGTTGTCGAGTCAGTGCCGAGCAATGCCGGTTGCAGGGAAGTCGAGAGTGTTCTTGCTCGACGAGTGCCACGCCCTCTCTTCGGATGCTCAGAGTGCTCTGCTGAAGGTGCTAGAAGACACACCAAAGCATGTCTATTTCATGCTGGCTACGACAGACCCTCAGAAGCTGAAACAGACAATTCGCACCCGAGCGACACAGATCAAGTGTGTTTCTCTGAAGAATGCCGAAGTCGCGAGTTTAGTGAAGGCGGTCATCAAGGCAGAAGGGCTCACCAATGTCACTGGAGCTGCTGCCAAAAAGTTGGTGCAGGTCAGTCAAGGATCAGCTCGGCAGGCATTGGTCATTTTGAATCAGATTGCAGAGCTGCCTGACGAGGAATCTCAGATTGAGGCTATTGAAGCTTCTGACTGGGAAGCTGATGCAATTCAGATCGCCAGGCTATTGTTTCGAAAAGGGACTCGGTGGAAAGAAGTTGCTGATGTCATCAGTAACCTTTCGAAAGACGAGAACTTCGAAGGGCTTCGGCGGATGATCCTGTCGTACGCCACCAGTGTAATCCTGAAACCTGGAGGCCAGGATGCTCAGCAGCGTGCAGCTGACATCTTGGACGAGTTTCGAGACAATTATTTTGACACAGGAAAAGCTGGGTTGGTGCTGAATTGCTGGAATGCGGTGAATCGTTGACAGAATGAGACCATGTCGATCAATTACGAATTCCACTATGTCTGCCTTTTGTGCGGAGCAGTGCATCGTGGATACCAACCGATGGGCGGCTGCTGCAATTGCAAAGGCAAGGTCTTCGAAAAAGTAGACAAGAGGAGAACTAAGGTGGGTGAGTTGATTCCTGATCTGAGACTTGACATTGATCGGCTCAAATTGGACGAAGAATGGCTGGATCAGCCGAGGCAGATGTACGAGTGGTCTAAGCGAGTCGCTGATGCGCAGATGAGTTTGGATGAGGCTCGCAGCCATCTTGATGTGACTCGAGCTGAACTCGATCGGGAGGTTCGCTCTAATCCCGGAGACTACGGGCTTGTCAAAGTTACAGAGGGATCGATTTCTGCTGCGATCGAAGAAGATCCACGGTGCATGAAAGCCAACTCTGCGGTGCGCAAAGCACGGCACGCAGTTGACGTCGCGAAGGCGGCTGTTGCGGCGTTAGAGCACCGGAAACGGGCGCTGACGCAGCTGGTTGAGTTGTTTGTGCGGGATTATTACTCGGGGATGCCGCAAGGGAGTACGCAATCATCAGGGGAATTGCGACGACCGGTGACGGATGCTGAAAAAGAAGACGTACGAAAGCGAGGACAGAGGGATCGTCGGCAAGAGGTTGTTGACGAAGATCGAGAATTTGATTAGGAGTTCGGGGTGTCAGACTCCTTTTGGATTACGTGTCAGGTGGCTGCTGCAGCCGTGGCCATCTTTTTGTTTGTACCGGTACTAGTCTTCCAGTGTGTGAAGATGGGTCGGTTTGGGTGGCTTGCGGCTGCTGACTACTACGAAAAACGAAAGAAAGAAGGTTCAATCAATGGCTAATCGTCGAGATCGAGAACGTCGTCGTTCAGCAGCGAGATCCCGAGCAGAGCGAAGGACATCAGGACACGAAGGGACGGTGTTGAGAGTCCCTTCAGAGATCGATGGCTTCTTTGCAATGAAAGAAGGAGTCAAGACGATCGACATCCTACCGTATACGGTAGGAAAGGGAAATCCCTTTGCGGACGAAGGGATGGAGTATTTTGAGAGGACATTCTTCATTTACCGAAGAATTGGGCCGGACGAAAAGTCGTATGTGTGTCCGTCCAAGACATTCGGCGAAAGAGATTACATCCAGGAGTGGAAGCAGGAGAAGTCGTCTGATCCGAAGTACACAGCCGATGAGCTGAAGGCGCTGAATCCGAAGGAGAGACAGTTGTTCTTGGTTCGGGATCACGCCGAACCCGACAAGATTCTCTTGTGGGAGGTGAGTTATCGTTTGTTCGGTGAGTTGCTGGATAGTCGAGTCAAGAATGCCAGCGAGAAGTCGGGTTGGGAATTCTTCTACGATCCAGATGAGAGTGGGTTCAGTCTTCGTCTGACCATCACCGAAAAAGACGCCGGTGGATTCAGCTTCACTGAAGTCACTGCGATCGATTTTGAGCCGAGAGATGAGCCGCTGCCTGCAAAATTCTCCAATCACGGGATTTGCTTGGACAAGCTGCTGGTGAAGAAGTCATACGACGAACTTCGTCGCATCTTTCTTGGTCTTCCGGCTGAAGATGACGATTCAGTCGAAAATGACGAAGCGGATGCTCCGCAACCGAAGAAGGATCGACCGAAGAAGGATCGACCGAAGAAGGATCGACCGAAGAAGGTCGAAGCTGAAGAGAAACCAGAACCAAAGAAGGAGAGAAGGAAGCTTCCGACGGCTGATGATTTTGACTTGGCTGTTGGTGATGATGTCAAGTACGATGGATCGATTTGGTCTATCATGAAGATCAGTGGAGACGGCACATCGTTGATTCTCACTGATGAAGACGACAACATCGAAAAAGCGATCTCTCCAAGTGATGTCAAAAAGCTCGGAAAGAAAAAGGAAAAGAAGGAAGATCTCGATGACCTTCCTTTTGACGATGAAGACGATGCATCGCCATCCGATGATGAACCGGCTGCACCGTCATCTGATGATGATTTTGATGACGACGACTGGGACAAGGATTTCGACTAAGGCAAGGCTGATGCACTGGTAGATGGATGTCGCTATGGACAGGCGCTCCGGTGCTCAGCCGTCCGGCCGGCGGGGTTCGTTGCTGGCCCTGCCGGCCTCTTTGGGATTGGTAGAAATGGATGATGAAATTGATGCAGCAACTGCGCAGACACTTGAACTCTTGACCAGGAAAAGATCTGTGGAATCTGATTTGATCCCGATCAACAGAAAAACGCTGCTCAACGGCGCATCGACTCTACTCAATCTGAACTGCACAGGACATCTCGAAGGAGCAATTCCACCGGGGACTTATGTATTTTTGGTTGGAGATTCAGGCGCCGGGAAGACGTTTTTGGCACGCAGTTGGTTGGCAGAAGCAGCAGTCAATCCGGTATTCGATGATTACGATCTCGTGTACGATGATGTCGAGTACGGGGCTTTGATGGATACCGGTAGGTACTTCGGTCAAAATCTTGTAGATCGATTGAAACCTCCTCGGGAAGATGAGGACGGGGATCCAGTCTACAGCGAGACCATCGAAGAGTTCTACTACCATGTGCATCGGCTCTTGGATTCTGGTAAGCCGATTATCTACGTTCTGGACTCGATGGATGCTCTGACTTCTGAGTACGAAGGCCAGAAGTTTGAAGAGCGAGTCAAAGCAATCGAAGGCGGTAAGGCAGCTAAAGGCGATTATGGCGATGGCAAAGCCAAGAAGAACGCGTCTGGGATTCGCCAAATACTCAGAAAACTGAGAGCGACTGGCAGTATTCTGGTGATTATCAACCAAACTCGAGACAACATCGGATCGAATGCAATGTTCAATCCGAAGACTCGATCCGGTGGGCATGCGTTGACGTTCTACGCTACGCTGGAAATCTGGATGCAGGTCGGTAAGAAGATCACCAAAACAGTCCAGAAGCAGACTCGCCAGATTGGGTCAAATGTCAAGGTCAAGTTGAAGAAAAATCGAGCTTCGGGTCGGTTGAGAGAATTCGACTTGATATTCTACTACTCACATGGATTCGATGATATCGGTGCGTGTGTGCAGTATTTGGCAGATGAGCACCGCTGGCCGTCTGCGAATGGACGTATCAAGGCGGTCGATTTGGTGGACGACGGCAAGGCACGTACTCCGGATCAATTGATCAAGTACATCGAAGACAATGATTTGGAATTTGATGTGCGTCAGCTTGTCAAGGAAGTTTTTGACGAGATCGAAGAAGGCTGCAAAGTCGAAAGAAAATCCAGGTACCAGTAAATTGAACCGAGAGGGGGTTCCGTTTCTGTGGTGGAATGGGTAGACACAGGCGAATCACGACGTCGCGATGCACGTTGTTTGTGCAAGGGGGTCCAGGCCTCCTGTGAATCGTGTTGCAAGGTTCGAATCCTTGCCGGAAACGGAGCTCTTAGATTTAGGTTGGAGGTTTTTGGTTCTTTTGCTAGACTCAATAAGGGATTGATCAGTTGCTGAGAGCAGCTGGTATTGATAGTTGTGTCAAATTCACGGAAAGGACAGGAGGACACACAATGTTGGTTCTATCAAGACTGCGAGATGAAAAGATCGTTATTGGCGGTAACATCGTCATCACGGTGGTTGATATTCGCGGCGACAAAGTTCGTTTAGGAATTGATGCACCGAAAGAGATTTCAGTGCATCGATTGGAGGTGCATGAGGCGATTCAAAAGGAAAAGGAAAAGGAACACCTCAGTGAAGTGGCTGCTGCTTGATGCAACCTATTTGTGCCATGTTGCACGACATACCACCGGTGGAATGGTCTACAATGACCGTCCCACCGGTGTCGTTTTTGGTGTGATTCGTGCGATCGATATGGTCACGGATCTCTGGGGCTGCGATCGGGCGGTATTCGCTTTTGATGCAGGAGGAGGTGGACACCGAAGAGAGCTGGTTCCGGATTACAAGGCGCATCGAAATAAAGATTTGACAGAAGAAGAGGAGGAGGAACTGAAAAGCTTCTACGGAGAAGTTCGAGATCTAGGACGGAATGTCTTACCTGAAATGGGATACCGAAATATTTTTCGGCGGCGGGGTTTTGAGGCTGATGACATTCTTGCTGCTGTTGCTGAAGAGATTCCTCTTAAGGATTCTGCAGTAATTGTGACGGGTGATAATGATCTTTGGCAGTGCTTGAGAGAGAATGTCAGCTGGTACAGCCCAAGATCGAAGAAGGCGGTGACTGCAGAATCTTTCAAAAGAGAGTGGAGGATTTCGCCTCAGCAGTGGGCTCACGTTAAGGCGTGGGCTGGGTGCAAATCAGACAATGTCGAAGGTGTTGAAGGCATCGGAGAGAAAACAGCCATTAAGTGGCTGAAGAACGAACTCAAAGAGACGACGAAGGCATACAAGGCGATATCCTCCAATTTATCGGTATTCAATCGGAATTTACCACTTGTGACTCTTCCGTTTCCTGGATTAAACTGCCCAGCAGACTTTAAGGACGATGAAGTAACTCCCCAGAAAGTGAATCGTGTTCTTGGGGAATTGGGGATTACCACTCGGAGTTTCAGGTCTAGCCAGAAAGGGGATCGAGTTCGAGGATTCGATATCTGAAAGGAGAATGCCGGTGACTGTTGCAACGCAAAACAAAGCTCTTCTTCGATCAGGACTTGACCATCTTGTCGAGGCAGCCAGTGATTTTGATCAATTGATCACTGGACTAGACTTGGCAGGATGCGAGACCGGTGCTTCAGTGGAACGTGTCAAGGCAGCTTCTGATTCGCTGCGAAAACTGTTCACTGAAATCAGATCAGAATTCCCGACTCATCGAGTTCCTGAACTGGCATCAGTTCAAAGGACCTCGACTCTATGAATCGACGGGTCCTTGCCTTAGATTTAGCCACCAAGACCGGCTGGGCCTTTTGGACCGGTCGGTCTCTTCATTCCGGTATGAAGAATCTAAAAGCTAAGACAGATGGCTTGCGGTTGCTTGCTCTGTATCGGTGGCTGACGCTGACGATTCACGGCGCCCATGGTGTTGACGTAATTGCGGTTGAGCGAGCCGCAGGCGGTAAGCGTGGTGCGGCGAATGAGGTGCTGCCAGCGTTACGCGGGATCGTGCATTTGGTAGCTGCTCAAAATGGCAGCATCCCTATTGTAGAGACAGCACCTACTTCTCTGAAAAAGTTTGCTGTTGGTAATGGGCGAGCATCTAAAGACGAGATGGTGCTAGCTGCTAAGAAGTTCTGGCCGCACCAAGAAATCAAAACAGATGACCAAGCAGATGCACTTTGTCTGCTGAGATGGGCTTTGGAGACTGCTGAGTAGACGTACAACGAGCTGGGAGATTTGATTTTGTTGGAATCAGCAGAGGCGGGTTGATGCAATCTTCGTTTTCAGGCAAAGGCGGTCGTCGAGAAATGCCAGGCTCATTTGCTGTCTGCGGTTTAGATGAATCGACCGAATCTCTGCATACGAGTGCTGTGGTAGTTGCGGATTGTTCGGATTGTTCGAAGATGGAGTTCAGTCTGCAGTGGCATCAGTTGGCGGCGGCGGCGGCTGATGCGGAGAGTAGAGCTGCCGAATTTGCAGAAGCGATGGCGGTTTGGCAGCAAGAGGAAGATCGAAAAGCCAGAAAGTGGGCGGCGTATTTGCTAAGTCTTCAAGAGTTCCGGAGATTGTGCATAGTGCCTGCCTCCCGAATGATGCGCAGTTGTGTTCGGTTTTTCTTTTTCACTGATAGGATTGAAAGTCGAGCACGAGGCCCGCCCAAATACCAGTCGGAACCGACACGTCTTCTCGGTTCCGACTGGTGCTGCAGCAGTTAAGTCAGTTACTCTGTTGCAGCACCTCCACAATCTGCGCGGCAGTCGATTTCAGGGAAAGAGATCGACTGCCGTTATTTTTGGCGTATTTCAGAGATTCAACAGTGGCAATTTCTAGGCAGCGACGGAAAGAGTTGAGACGCGAGGCTTTGTCGATTATTTGGCAAACCTTGGATGCGAAAACACACGATCCTGGTCTAGTCGAGCACGGGTCAAGCGATGAGGAGATTGAGTTCATTGCTGGGGTTCTCGATAAGAAAGCGCAGAGAGCCTACAATGAGTGCCGAGATTACGAAGATAAGTGCGCCAAAGATTTTTGATTTTGGTACGGATAGTTCCATCGTTGACGTAATCAGAACTATGCAAACTTTTCTACCCTACGCTGATTTCCATGAGTCTGCCGCGTGTCTCGATAATAGGAGACTTGGTAAGCAGAGAGTAGAAGTGCTTCAGTTGCTCCAAACGATTCGGGCTGGGACGGGCTCGTGGTACAGCCATCCAGCAGCTCAGCAGTGGATCGGGTGCAGTCGAACTCTTGTTCGATACGGAATTGCTATCTGCCAGTGCTGGATAAGCAAAGACTACCGGGACGGTTGTCTGCCTCAGATTGCCCAATTTCGCTGGGGCACGTCTAAGGTTCCTGCTTGGTTGGGATACGAACCGTACCATGCTTCTCATCGTTCTGTTCTCTTGAGGAAAGGTCTCGAGGATGAGACGTTTTGTCGTTTTCGAAATCTCTCTCTTGAGGACAAACTAGACTTTCCGAGTAAGAAGTCTCAGTGGCTTCCTTCTGATTACGAAAAATTCTGGACGAGATTCGGGAAGCCGAAGCTCCACGAAACACATTACGGGCAATTTGGGTGGCTAGAAAAGCCCGCAGTACCTACTGATCGAGGTTCGACGCCGTATGTTTGGCCGTCGAAGATCAATCTCGAACCGTATAGTTGGCAGCCGTGTCCAGCGTCAATTGATGCGATCTACAAATTACCTGTGGAGATGAGTGTCGATGAAAGCCAAGACGATTAAGTCTGTGCTCCGCCGAAAAATTCGATCATGGGCTGAGACGATTGAGGATCCGTCTGTTCGGGATGTGGTTCTGCAGTCTGCGATAGTCACAGGCGGCAGCATTGCTTCGATGCTTCTCGGAGAGAAGGTCAATGACTATGATGTCTATTTCAAGGACCGAGACTCAGCTTTTGCGGTGGCTGATTACTACGTGAAGCAGTACCTGGCTAATCGTCCGAGTTCTCAGGAAGGGATTGAGTGTTATCTGGCAGATGATTACGGACAACCGGCTCGCCGGACATTGCTGCCAACGGAACTCACAGATCCCAGAGTGACAAGACTGAAGGTGGTTGTTAGGAGTTCTGGGATTGCTACGGAAAATGAGACACCTGATTATGAGTACTTCGAAACGGTTCCTGATGATGAGGCAGCCGAAGAATACCTCGATGCAGCGATGGGTATGGTTGATGGTGCATCCGAAGATCAGATCAAAGAACCGAAGCGGACCTATCGGCCAATCTGGTTGTCTTCGAATGCTATCACATTGAGTGATGATATCCAGATGGTTATCCGATTTTGGGGTGAACCAGATCAGATTCATGAAAACTACGACTTCGCCCATTGCACCAACTACTGGACTTCATGGAATGGGGAGTTGGTTCTGAAGCCAGCTGCTCTGGAGTGCCTGTTGTCTCGAGAGTTGATATACCAGGGCAGTAAATATCCAGTCTGTTCATTGATCAGGACCAGAAAGTTCATTCAGCGTGGATGGAGAATCACAGCAGCTCAGTACCTGAAGATGTGTTTCCAGGTTAGTGACTTGGATTTGACCGATTTCAACGTCCTCGAAGACCAGATGACTGGAGTCGATGCTGCGCACTTCCAGGAGGTGCTGAATTTGTATCGAGCGGAAATCGAGAATGCCGAAGGCAAACCTCTGGATCGCGCCTATCTTTTGCAGCTCCTTGAACGGATAATCTGATACATGTTTGAGAAACTCAAACTGAAGAATTTCCAAGCCCACAGCAAACGAACTGTCGAGTTCGATGAAAAAGTGACTACGATTGTCGGTTCTTCGGACTCTGGTAAATCTGCAATCATTCGTGCTTTGCAGTGGGTATGCTGCAACCAGCCGCAAGGTTCGGCTTTCATTCGTGAAGGAGAGAAAGAGGCTGTTGTTCGGTTAGAAGTCGATGGGCAAGTTATCATTCGACGAAGAACGGCTTCAGTGAATGAGTATCGACTCGGAGAGTCCAAGCTCAAGTCGTTCGGTGCATCGGTACCGGATAAGGTTGCTGATCTGTTGAATTTGAATCAGATCAACACACAAGCGCAGCACGATTCACCGTTTTGGTTTTCAGAGACTTCAGGCGCAGTTTCTCGAAGATTGAATGAGGTTGTCGATCTCCAGATAATTGATAGCAGTCTGCAGTCATCGAAATCTCGAGTGAAACGAGAGAGGACTGCCGAAGAATTGGCTGAAGAGCGACTTGTCGCAGTTCGAAAAGAAGCCGAAGAGCTCAAGTGGGTGGAGGATGCTGATAGCCTTTTGGTTGCAGTAGAATCAAAGCAAAAAGAAGCCGCAGACGTAGCCAGTCGTTCAGCTGATCTTGGAATTTTGGTTGAATCGATTCGAAAGGCTCGGAGAAAAGTTAAGCAGGGCCAGGGCGCTGTCGAAGGTTTGCTGGGGCTGATCAATTGTGCGAAGCAGCATTTCCAGTATCAGCAAAGAATTGATTCACTGAAGATCTCTATTCGTCGATCAAAAGATTCGGGTGCACTGATATCTCGACTTAGTGGGCAGGTCGAATTGGTGGATCGAGTAGTGGTCGCTGGTCGTTTATGTCTGCGCAGGAAAGATCAGTTGCAGGTGGTTGCCAGCTACCTGTCTGCGGTACGTAGCAGCAACCAGGCGGCATTGGTAGCAGCAGCAGCTGACAGGGTACTAGATGCTGCCAGGCAGGCCGGGAAGTCTAGGAAACGATGTAATCAGTTGATGCTGCTGTGCGGTCAGGTCGGTGGGGCTCAGAAAGCTGCGAGTAGGCAAGTGCCTGACCTGAAAGGTTTGCACGATCTAAAGAAATCAGTCGAAGATATACGGTTTGAGTGTACTTCTCTGGAACGGCAAGTTCAGCGAATACAGGAGGCTCAGAGTAGCCTTGAATTGGTAAGCAAGAAGTTTGCACAGGCAAGAAAAGAGGCGGCTGCTCTGAAAGGGTTCTGTCCATTGTGCGGAAAGGAGTTTGGCGGTGGTGGTTAGTGCGTACTTGATTGTGATTTGTGACACAAAAACTCATGCGATTCTTCGTGCCGAAATTTGGTCGTCTCCTGAATGGCAGCAGTCTCGAGTTCTGCCTAATTGCCGGACGTACGTTGCCTATGAATTGAAAGCGCCGTCATTTCAGATAGGCATTGATAGAATCATTGAGATGGTACTTGAGCCAACGAATCGATACCACTATCTCGAGGATTACTTGAGATTAGGAAGACCAGAAGAAAGTAGAGTTTGCGATGAGCACGATTCGATTTGAGCGGTACTATGCGAGAGATGATAGAGACTACAGTCTTCCTGTCTTGAGCACTCATCGATGGGCCAGAAGATGGCGAGTCGGCAGGCCGATGAACCAAGAGACTTCGCCTGCGTGTGTAGGGTACGCTGCGTACCATTGGCTGGATGCAGAACCAATTCGTCAGAGGCCGATGCATCCCAATGGTATCTATGAATTGGCTAAGAACTACGATGAGTGGGAAGGTACTCAGTACGACGGGACGTCGATTCGTGGAGCGATGAAAGTCCTCAAGTTGACAGGACATGCCAAAGAGTATCGATTCACGACAAATGCTCAGACAGCAGCTCACTGGATTCTCGAAAAGGGTCCGGTCATCTTGGGAGCGAATTGGTACTTTGGTATGATGCAGACAGATTCGTCTGGATTTGTACATGCCCACGGGAGTTTGATGGGAGGGCACGCGGTCACGGTTTTTGGGGTGAATCTCAAAGATGGGTTTTTCTTTGCAAGAAATTCTTGGGGTGCAAAGTGGGGCGATGTCGGTGATTTCCGGATCAGCATTTCGGACTTCCAGAAATTGCTGAATGAAGACGGTGAGGTGTGCACCGCTACAGAAGTCGGCTATGGTCAATCTTGGCCCTTGTAAGAATTGGAGATGGTTGTGGCAGATAGAGCCAGGAACCCAGACGGTGACGTGGTAGCTGTGGTGTGCTCAGATGTGCATTTGTCGCATAAACCGCCGGTGGCACGATCAGCGGAGCCGGATTGGTACGCGGCAATGCACCGTCCGCTCAAAAAGTTGCAGGAAATCTGCAAGAAGCACTGGTGCCCTCTGCTCATCGCCGGAGATGTCTTTGATCGTTGGAACAGTCCACCGGAACTGATCAATTTTGCTATCGAGGTTTTCGGAGAATTCCCTGCGGTGTACGCAATTCCTGGGCAGCACGATCTACCGAACCATGACCTCGAGCAAATCCATCGATCGGCGTATTGGTCGTTGGTAGCGGCGAAAGTGGTTCAGAATGTTTGTCATTCCGAACCGATTGGGATTGGACCTTCTGTGCGTGTGTTCGGCGTCCCTTGGGAATGCTCAATCGATGAACCGGAACTGGTCACCAGAGGTCAGATCAGTGTAGCCATTGTGCATTCGTATATCTGGATAGAAGGGAAGAGTTACCCTGGAGCGGATGAGAACAAGGTAGCCAGTTCTTATCTGAAGTCTCTTCAGAACTATGATGCTGCATTCTTCGGAGATAATCACAAGGGGTTTGTGGTTAAGAGCACGGATCGTTGCCAGATTATGAATTGCGGCGGTTTAATGCGAAGAAAGATCGATGAGGTAGATTATCAGCCTCACGTAGGTTTGCTGATGGCTGATGGATCGATTCGTGTTCATTATCTCGACACGTCACAGGACAAATTCTTGGCGGAGTCCGATTTAGCAGATATCGAATATCTGGATTCGGTAGACATCGACTCAGAAGAGTTTCTCAAGGCTTTGCAGTCGACTGGACAAGACTCTCTTGATTTTAGGGGTGCGGTTGATCGTGTCTTGGACGTAGGTAAGTATCCAAGCAGAGTTCGTGAGTTGGTGCTTGAGGACTTAGGGCAGGACATTCTTGGATGAGCTTCGACACGTATATCCCTGACATGGATGAAATCTGGCAAACCCGTACCAAAGTGGTTGGGTTTATGCGAATCGAAGGCTGGGACGACAAGATTATCGATGATGTGATGTTCAACGATAACCCAGAACCGAGAGTTGTTCTGAGTATGGCTCGCAGGTTGGGGTGGAGAAGGACATACAAAATCATCAAGGAGATGAATGATGGCAGTGACGGTTGAAGAGTTTCAGAGAATCAAGAAGAAGGTTGAGAGCCTGCAGCAAGAGGTCTCTGAAGCCAAAGGGGTTTTGCAGACGCACTTGGCAAAGCTCAAAGAAGAGTTTGAGTGCGATTCTGTCGAAGAGGCTGAAGCTTTGCTCGAGGAACTGAAAGGCAAAGCAGAGTCATCGGAACAGCAGTACACTGAACTCATGGATGAGTTTCGGGAGAAATATGGAGATCTTCTGGATGACTGAGTACCGTTCAAAACTCAATGAACTTCTCGCAAAGAAGAGGTCGGCTGACGATCGTTTACGAGCTTCCAGGCAGGAGCTCATTGACGCGGCTGATTCAGTAGCAGCCGCAGAAATGGCGCAGATGGTGCTGCAGTCAGCCGCCCAAGCAGTTCAGCAGGAAGCCCACCACCGTATCGCAGATTTGGTTTCTAGGTGCTTAGAAACCATTTTTGACGACCCGTATGAGTTTCGGATTGTGTTTGAACAGAAGCGGGGTAAGACTGAGGCAAGACTTGTATTCGTTCGTGATGGAATGGAACTTGATCCGCTGGGTTCAGCTGGCGGCGGGGTTGTCGATGTTGCTGCGTTTGCCCTCAGGTTGTCGTGTTTGATGCTGGTGCGGCCGCCGCTGCGTCGTATCTTGATTCTTGACGAACCGTTTCGGTTCGTTTCTGCTGAGTATCGACCTCGGTTGCGGGCTTTGATTCTGCAGTTGGCTGATGAATTGGGAGTTCAGTTCATCATGGTCACTCATATTCAGGAACTGAAATGCGGTTCCGTGGTTACGATCGGAGATGAGTCGTGAGTGGATTGAAAGAACTTCAGTGGAAAAAGTTTCCTGTCTTGGACGATGGATTTGTGTGCCTGGTTGACGTGATGGGCGATGATGCATCGGTTGTCCAGGCAGCGCGGGTGAGTTATGGCAATGATCAACGGGAAGAAACTTCGGCAGAAGAGACTGTTCGTGGAGATAGGCATCTCATTCGGTATCTGATGCGGCATCGGCACACCACTCCGTTTGAGATGGCTGAAGTTAAGTTGCTGGTTCGTGTGCCGATGGATTGCTGGCGGCAGTGGATTCGGCATCGCACCGCGAACGTCAACGAATACTCGACTCGATACACTGAGGCGATTGACAGTCAGCAGAAAACGCCTCTTGATCAATGGAGAAAGCAGTCAACCGGCAACAAACAAGGGAGTTCCGGTGTTCTAGGAGATGGGTGGCAGGACGCCGACGCACTCCCAGATGATCTGGCTGCCTTTTCTATTGGATATGGAGATGATGACCAGGCACTCAGTCCAGGAGAGTTTTTGAGTTCTGAAGAGACTCTATTGCATGAGGCGGCGGCGAAGGTGTATCGATCACGTCTTGAGCTTGGGGTCGCCAAAGAGCAAGCTAGAAAAGACTTGCCGCTGTCAACGTACACCGAAGCCTACTGGAAGATTGATCTGCACAATCTGCTCCATTTTCTCGGGCTGCGAATGGACTCGCACGCCCAGAAAGAGATCCGGGACTATGCAACAACGATCGGTGAGCAGATTGTTAAGCCGCTGTTTCCGATTGTCTGGGAGGCTTTCGAAGACTACCGGCTCCACGGGACGTTTTTGTCGAGATTAGACAAGAAAGCAGTAGCAGCGATGGCGAGCTGTGTTGAGCTTCCTTGCACCCATCAGGACGCAGAGAGGATTCTCAAGGCGAACATCAAGGGCTGGGGCGGTGATCGTTCGCGTGAACGAGATGAGTGTCTCAGTAAACTGGTCAGTCTAGAATTGGTGACGGAATGACGGATACGAAGAAAGAGCACACAGGAAACAAGTACCACAGAGAAATCCAATCTGTCCATCCAGATTCTCTTGGGTCTGTGGTAGTCGATGTGTACAATGTGCTTGAAGCCTACCAAGTTGCTTGCCCTGCGATTCAGCACGCTGTCAAGAAGCTGCTGTGTGCAGGATTGAGAGGGAAAGGTTCCGCTTGCGACGACTTGGTAGAAGCTCGAGATGCAGTAACTCGAGCAATTGAACTGCAGACCCAGAGAGAAAGACAAGACCCATGAAATCGTTTGAGATGATTGGATTGATCTGTTCCGAGATTTTGGCGATCTGCGCTCTTTCGGTGTGGATGCAGGCTGTTGCGATTTCTTTTTTCTACCGGTATGTCTTGGTTGCAGGGGCGTGGGAGACGCCGCAGTGGTGGACTACCTGGTAGTGATTTGCTGCGAAGATGCACTGATTTCTTTGACGGAGACTGCTGGCTCGTGTGCGTAGAGGAAGTTACTACATCTAGGCTTTTTTCGGAGTCCAAAGTCCAGGATCTCTTAGGTAGATCTATGGCTCAGGTGTTGTTTGAGCTACTCGGCCCTGGGCATCATGTTTCTCAGAATGAGTGCCTGCGGCGACCTGAATGGCAGCAGGTAGTTCAGCGCGCAGAGATCGACCCGTGTGCACCGTGTCCCTATAAGCGCGGAACGTTCGGGAGAGTGCTGTGGTATCATGCTCGGTATCGAGCTGGTTTGGATTTGTGGAATCCAAAAGACAATCCAGAAAGGATTGTCTCACCAGGAGAGATGGAAGGCATTCAATCCCAGACGTTCCAACCACTGACAAGTCGGTTTCTGACGGGATCTTGGCATTCAGCATGGATCCCTGACGCACGTGATTGACATTGGTTTTGCGATTTTAAGAGAACTGGCAGACAAAATGACGGATCCGATCAAGCAGCTCACTCGACCGATTGTGTTGTGGATGGTGGTAGGCTCGTACTGTGCAGCAGCGCTGGTGCATAACACAGATGCAGTCAACGCTCTTGAGCCGCTGGTGACGACGTTTACCGCATTTTGGTTTGGTGGACGAGCTGCTTTGCGGCAGAACAAAGAAGGCGGCAATGGAAGCAGGGAGCCAGCTGAACCGACGGCCTGAGACTGTGGTTTGGTGGGTATCGTCCCGACGGATGACAGTTCAGGTAGAATCAAACAGAACCACCGGAGTCATCGTAAAGACGGCTCCGGTGGTTCGTAAGTTTGCCGGTCAGCCTATCCACAATCTGTTTAAGTGGATGCGGCAGCAGGGCGGTTTCCAGAAGGTTCGACTTCCAGTTTCGGATCGTGGCCGCCTTTCAGCTTTGCGCTGAAGAATCTTCGGGCCTTGCCGTGCTCGGTGAATGCTTTTGATTTGCGAGCACCTCGGCAGTTGTACCAGACAGTGATTGTCAGGTCCGGCTGCTTGAAGGGTCCGTATCTAGACATCAAGGCTCCTCACAGAGGGGTGCAGCAGATCAAGACTCGCTGTACCTTTTCTTTTGGTTTTCTTGGATGTTGTGTTTGCAGTTCATACGTCTGGATTGAGGCGGAGACTGGCTCAAAAAGAGCACAGTATTCTTCGACGGTACCGGCGAAGCAGTCAGCTCGGTTGCCTCGGGCACCGAGTTTGTTGTGCCACTGAGTCCACTCGATCCAGCACTGCCCAGACGGCCTCAACTGATCCATCCAGATTTTAGCAGTGGACTGAGGGTCTCGGGCATGGTCGAGTGAGTTAGAGTAGATCAGATGGAATTTCCCGAACCACTCATCTTTGGGTTTGTTGAAGTCGTGGCAGACGACCAGGTTGCCGTCGCAGAGCGGTTGGTAGATTTCTGATCCGATCCAGACCCAATTCGGTGGAGCTTTGTTGCTGAATAAAGCAAGCTCGACTCCATTCCGTACTCCGTGGCACAATCCCTTTCGCTCGAAGTATTCATCTCCTGGAGGTGTCTTTTCGAGAATGAAATCAATCACTTCAGAGCTGACAAAGTGTTGATTCGGGTCGTTGGTGATCTTTTTCTTTGTCAGGCGCCGTTGTGCTCTGAGGTACTCGCTGTGTGTTTTGAATTGGTGCTGTTTCATCTAGTCCTTTCTGGGTTCGCTTGGAGTTGACAGAATAGCGATAAGTCCAAGGACAACAAGAGCAGGAGTGAGCCACAAAATCCAAGGAGTCATGTGGTAGCCTTTTCTTTGGTAGAGTGGAGACTGCCGAATCTTACGCACAGCGTTCTCGGCGGATACCCAGTCGCACTCGAGCTTTCCAGGCTAAAGTGCCTAGGTAGTTATCGCTGACATCGTAACCGTCATCATTGAGCACTTCTTGCAGTTCTCGATTACTCAGTTGAGGCGAGATGTTGAGACACTCAATAGCTGCTCTCATCATTGTGTCCGGAGGTAGAGTAGGATCTCCGACTGTGGTAAATTGAGGCACGTATCGGTTGTTGGTTGCTGTGAATTTCTTGGGCGGAGACTTGCGAGTTTTACGCATTGAGACGGTTCCTTGTGAAACTGAGGTAGGGCGGAGTTGCTGTACGAGTTCAGTTTATCTTGGGATGCGGATTGTCTTTTCGTACTGCCTTTGGTCTTTTTGCATTTGGGTTGCCCAGCGGTAGCCTGCTCGGCAGCCTGCTATCCAGGCGGCTTCGTGCTCTGGGGTTGGTGGAATGATACCGAGACTAGCAGTAATCCATTCGCTGTTGGTTATTACGTCGTTGGTATCTGCTTGCTGTGCTGCGAGCGCGCCGTTTTTGCGACCTAGTTCGTAGGCAGTGGAAAGTTTCATTGTGTTGTGTGTGCTCCTGTTTAGGTTGCTGCGTTGCTGCTGCGTTGCCGCCGCCGAATCCGCCGCCGATTCCGCCGAGCTCGCCGCCGATTCCGCCGCCGATTCCGCCGACCTCGCCGCCGACC